CCGCCCGCCATGCGGGCCCAGTCGAAGCCGGTGTCGCCGCCGGCCGTACGGCGCGCTTGGTACGCCTCCTCGCGCTCACGAACGGCCGTACGCGCGCCCTCTGCGGTCGGCAGAGGGACGGCAGCAGTGCCGGCCTCCATGACCGCGCGCAGATTGGGGTTGCGCATCAGCGCCCGGCCAATGGCCGTCTGCTCCGGCGGGCGCATACGCTCGGCCGCGAGCTGTTCAATGCCGCGAGCGACGTCGCCGGCGCCGTAGGCCATCCGCTCGCCAACGCCGATGGGCTGCGGCGCGGCCGGCGCCCCGCCGAACGCCGTCTCCACCTCGCGGGAGAGAACATCCGGCGACATGCCTTCCGGCGCCTCGATCTCGAACCGCCGACCGTCAGGCGCCGTGATTTCGTACCTCATGGCGCGCTCCTACTGGATGGGCCGAATGACAAGGCCGCCGGGGGTGCGGATTTCGCCAGGCCGCTGCGTCGTAGTGCCTTCGCCGGCACGCGGCGTCTCGGGGGCGCCCTGCGCCCGAGTAGGCCGGCGCTCGGGGCGCGCCGAACCGGGCGGCCGGTTACCAGGGCCGTGAATGACGTCGAGGTACATCTCGCGGATGTTGTTAAGGTTCTGCCGGAACTGCGCCGGGGACTGCGACTGGTCGAGACTGCCCGCCGCGTTCTGAAGGAACCGAAGTTCCTCGACCGTGACGTTGCCAAGCGCGCCGCCCGTCGGGCTTTCCTGGCGCATCTGGTTGAGCTGCTGGAAGCCGATGTTGGCCCGAACAGTGTCGATCAGAGAGCGGATGTCGGACGCGGCCGTTCCTGGGATGCGGGCGGCCGTTGTCGCACCAAAGCCGGCGGTCGGAAGCGCCGCGGTGTCCATGAGGTCCAGCGCGCGGTCAATCTCGCGGAGGATGACACCGCCCGTGCGGACCTCGGATTGACGCTGCCGCTCTTCCGACCGTGCAGTCGGAGTGCCTGGGATCGGCTCCTGTGCCTGGAAGTCAGGCGTGTATCGGTAGTCCTGACGCGGCGGCGTCAAAGAGACGCGGCCTTCGCGTTCCAGCCGCTGCAGGTCCGCCAAGGTGACGGGTGGGCGCAGGGCAGCAGCCGGCGTCGGCGCTGTCGTCGCCGCCGGTGCAGGAGCCGCCGGGGGGCGCCGAAGATCAACGGGCGGGGCTGTCGGAGCCGCAGGAGCTGCGGCGGGCTCCGTCAGCGCAGCCGCGGCGGGGGCCGGCGTCGGTGCGGCGGCAGGAGCGGCAGGAGCGGCGGGGGCGGCGGGAGCGGGGGCGCCGGCCCCCTGTTCCGTAGCGATGCGGAACGTGGGTGGATTGGTGCCGTAGTCGACCACAAGCGGGATGTTGCCAGGGCCCTGGATCACGCTCTGTTGAGGGCGAGGCGGCGAAGTATAGAGCGGCTGACCAGTGCGCGGATCGACGAGCGAATAGCCCGGGCCGACCGCGACGGGCGGACGAGGAGTGGCCTGCGCGATAGCGATCTGGCGAAGGGCCTGGCTCACGTCGCGGGCGTTCATCCCACGGAACGCCGACAGCGGCTGACCCGTCTCGCGCTGGAACGCCTCGGGATTTTGCATGAGCTGCCCGATGCGGCGCTCGTTCTCAATCTCGCCCCGGCGCTGCTCGGTCTGCGCGGTCATGAGGCGGCGCTGCGAGGCATTATAGAGGTCGGCATTCACACCAGAGGCGGCGCCGCCCAGCCCCGCCAGAAGTTGCGCCCGCTGCGCCGGTGCGATCGGCTGACCGGCTGCGAGGAGCGTGGCGCTGAGATTGGCCAGGGCGTTCACCGCCGCGTCGCGCACGTCAGCGCGCGGCACACCGTAGCGCGGGTCGATCTGCGCCATCTGCTCGGGATCGCCGCCGGTGAAGAAGTCCATCAGACCGACCATAGGTACCTCCTAACCCAGCAGACCGCGGCGGCGGCGAGTAGCAATCGGCTCGAACGGCCGGGGACCAACGACCTGCGTGCGCAGCTGCGGCTGTTCGACCTGCTGCGGCCCGCCCAACTGCGACAATCCCAGAAAGCCGCGCTGCGCGCCACCTATACTGCGCATGCGGTCGGCCTGCGTGCGCTCCTGCTGCTGCTGTTCCTGCGCCTGCTCGGGCGTCAGAGGCGTCGCAGGGTCGACCATACCGGGCGCAAGGTAGTTGCCCAGACGGCGCAGGCCGGTGCCCAGATCGTTCCTGTAGACGGGGGCAGCAGGCGCTGGCGCAGGCTGCGGGTTGAAGGCGCCCGCATCGGCCATCGGGCCCGGCACGACACCAGCAGGTGCGGGTGCGGGTTCCGCAGCCGGAGCGCCCAGACCCAGACGGCTTGCGAACTGGCGGCCGATCTCCGTGATCGGACCAACGCCACCCGCGTTCTGCACCGCGTACCAGGGCTGCACGCCGCGATCGCGCATACGCTCCAGTGAGAAGTCCACCTGCTGCCGCCAGTTCTCGGCCGACGGCGGCGCGCTGAACCTCTGCTGGAACTCGTAGGCCATGCCGCCAGGTGCGATGGTGCGCGGGTCGCGCGATCCCGAGAACAGCTGGAACGGCCCGAAGCTGTAGCCGCGGCTGTCGGCGTTGCCGAAGGTGGGCGACGACAGCGTGCGGAAGTTGAGCCCTTCACGGCTGGCGATGCCCAGCGCCATGTTGGGGTCGACGCCGAGTTCCGTCGCGCGGCGGTAGATGTAGTCGGCGATTGTCGGGATATCAGCCATCAGCGCGCGCCGAAGATCAGCGGGTAGAGAGCGGCGGCGCCAGTGGCGGCCGAACCGACCGCGCCCAGGCCGGACAAGAAGTTGCTACCCCGCGGTACGAACTGCGTGCCGGTCGAGGTCGTGCTGTAGGGCGTGGCCGAGGTCGCGCCGAGACGCAGGTTGAGCATCTCGATCGGATAGTTCTGCTGCTCCTGGAAGCGCCGGTACGCCTCGTCGAGCGCCGCCTGCTGCTGCGCCTGCCGCTGCTGACCGATGTTCTCCAGCAGCGCCGCGTCCAGCTGCCGCGACCGCTGGTACTCGCCCGACAGGTCCGCCAGCTGCCCGGCGGCCGACAGGCGCTGCTGCGCCCCAGCCAGACCGGCCTGCTGGTTCGCAAGCTGCGCCTGCAGGGCGCGCTGCTGGTCCGTCTGCAGTAGCTGCGCCGCTTGGCCGAAGCCCTGCGAGCGGAGGTTGGCCGACAGCTCGCCGGCCGACCGCGCGGCCTCACCGAGCGCGACGCCCTCTGCGATGCCCTGACGGGAGCCGCCGAAGGCGCGGGCGGCGAGCGCCTGGTCGCCAATGCGGTTGACGGCCTGCCGCGTCGCCCCTTCCAGACGCGAGAGCGCGGCGTTCTCCACGTTCTCGATGTAGGGGTTCATGTACGCGCCGATGTTGCCCTGCAGGAAGTTGGGCGCGGTCACGCCCATCGGGTTGTACTGCGACACGTCGGACGCCGTTTGGATGGCCTGGCCGAAGACGGGCTGCGTCGCGCCGATGCCGGCCTGCGTGTACTGGAACGCGGCCTCCTGCTCGGGAGCGAAGCCGGCAATCGTCGGGCCCATGTAGGGCTGGTACGGACGGTTGCTGAGTGCGTCAGCGCGCGCGATGTTCTCGCGCGTCACGTCCTCAAGCCACGCCGGGATCTCAGTCCGCTGCGTGACCGTCTGTGCCCTCGGTGCGCTGCTGCCCATCTGGGTGAAACTCCATCATAATCATCCGTCGCTTCCAGCCCCTAGACTTTAGGACTGGCTCGTACCCTGGTCGAACGCAGGCCCGACCGAACTCGCACCCCTGCTCCAGTGCCCACTTCTCCACCTGCGGCATGAGATCCAGTATCCCATCAAGTTCGCCGGCAGACATGAAGAAGTGAACGAACTTGCGCCGTGGCGACTGCGAGATCTCGGTGACGATGATCGCGCGATCGTTGAAGTGCGCCTGCATCTCCCCTCGTTTGAGGGCTTCGATGATGTCTTCCAGGTTATGCGTGTCGCTGCCAAGCCGCAGCGCCTTCCGCATCCTAGTAAGGAGGAGAGCCCGATTGTCCAAGCGGCACCGCCGTGGTCGTTAGGGTTCCCGTATTACTGACTGTCAGCTTATATACCGACCCGTTGGGGGCTTGAAGCAAAACCGACTCCACTGCTTCGATTTTTGTGACGGTCTGGCCGATAATCTGGTCCAGCGCCGACAGCGCCCGCGTGAAGTAGCCGGGGTCGTAAGCGGCGGGGGCCGGAGGAAGGTTGGCCCTCATCGCGCGCCCTTTGGCACGAAGTCGATCCGCATCTGGCCGATGCTCCACTCAGCGTCCTGCGAGGAGGCGATCTTGATGCGGAAATCGCGCCCTGTCACGCGGACATCGGTGTAGCCGTCAGAACGGGGGTTGTACGGCCCTGACGTCGTCTCCGCGCCCTCGGGGGTAAAGGTCGAGAAGAAGGTCAGCTGCGTGCTGTTGTAGCCGTAGCCGCTGTCCGTCAGCGCCTGGCGGACGAAGGAGACGGACGCGCCGTCGCGGAGGTTGAGCGAACCCGTCTCAGCGTAGCGGTCAGTCTGGATCGGCACGCCGGCGGCGGTCCAGCCGTTCTCCTGGTAGTACAGCTCGTTCGCCTCGTCAGTGGCCATGGGGAACTTGAACACCCCGGCGCTGCAGGCGGCGGTGCGGGTCATCGTGTTGCCGATGCCCCACCAGTTTTCCTGGTAATTGTAGAAGACCGACAGGTCGGGCACGCCGGAGTCCTGCGAGGGGAACCAGAACCAGACTTCCGAGAAGGTGCCGTTGTCGGCGCCGTGCGAGTACAGCGGGCCGGAGTTCGGGTCGATGTTGTCGAAGACGTAGGCGCCGACGTCGCAGGCGAGCGGCTTCACGACGCCGCCGTCGTACATCCAGAAGCTCTCCTTGCCCATCCAGATGCAGCGGCCGGCGGTGACGGCGAAGGACCGCGGCGACATCAGACCGCAGCCGAAGCCGATGCGCTCGATCGAGTAGATGTAGGGCAGGCCGATGAAGCGCATCAGCCACGCCTCGCTCTCGGTCCAGATCAGCGTGCCCTCGCGGACGGGGGCGGCCATCACCAGCAGGCTCTCGGTGTCGAGGTCGAGGAAGCCGGCGGTGTTCGTCGTCGAGGCGAAGTTCCAATCGGTGTAGTCCTCGCGCGAAGACCACCCAACGCGGCGAGGGACGCCGCCAACCCCCAGCAGCACCGCATGGCGCTCTGGTGTGACGATCACGGCGCGGTTGTCGACGGGGATCACATCGGTCGTAGTGACGCTGCCACCCGTGCCGGTGGTATTGGTGCCGGAAGAATTGAAGGTGAACGTCGTTGGCGTCGGCGCGGCCACGACCGTCTGCGTGCCGTTGAAGCTGCCGACGGAGTTGCCAGAGATGACGACGCTCTGACCGGCAATGTATCCGTGATTGTCGGCGGTTGTCACCGTGGCGACGTTGGAGACGCGGGTGATGCTGACAATCGGGCTGGTGCCGAC